GTTCTATTTCTAAACCTATTCAAAAAAGATTTGAAGATATTTCATTAGACAGAATTAGTTCTGTTGTTATAAGAGAAAAAAGCCAATATCGTTTATTTACTCCTGTAACAAATATCTCTGAAATAGCATCAAAAGGTATTATAGGCGTTATTAAAGCAAATCCTCAAGGCGGTATAGGCTGGGAATGGGCAGATTTAAAAGGAGTTAAACCTTCTTGTTGTGATTCTTATTATATAAGTAACAGCGAAATAGTTGTGCATGGAGGATATGACGGCTATGTATATAAACAAGAAAGTGGTAACACTTTTTCAGGAACTAATATACGAGCAGCTTATCGTTCTCCTGATCTTACATTAGGTGATGCTGGTATTCGTAAAAACATGCAAAGAATAAATGTTAACTACGATTCAGAAGGTGAAGTAGACCTTAAACTAAGTGTTAAATTTGATTTTGAAAATGCTGATATTCCGCAACCAGCACACTACAGTCTTACTACTCAAGTTTCACACGCTTTATATGGAACTGCAACGTATGGTTCAGTAGCTTACGGATCAGAAGGTTTTCCAATCGTTAGACAACCTATAGAAGGAAGTGGATTTACAGCAGTTGTTAAAATTGATGATACATCAAGCAATCCACCTATTACGTTAAAAGGATTTCAATTAGAATTTACACCGGGAACAAGGATGTAGAAAAATGGGTACAGCTTATTCAGCTAGACAAAGTAGTTACACACAAGGCGATACTATTAATGCTGATGATTCAAATGATGAATTTGATGCTATTTTAGCAGCGTTTGGAACAAGTGGACACTCACATGACGGTACTGCCGGTGAAGGTGGAGCAATTGCTAAACTTTTAAGTAATACTCTTACGTTTGGTGCTGCCACGTCTGGAACAGATATTACCATTACGTTTGATGGTGAATCAAATGATGGTGTTCTTGCTTGGATGGAAGATGAAGACTACTTTAAATTCTCTGACGATATTCTTATTAATTCTACAGAAAAGATTATGTTTGGAGATAGTACTTCGTTTATTCATCAAAGTTCAGATGGTGTTCTTACTATTGATGGTGAAGCTACTATTGATCTTAACGCATCTACAGCAGTTCTTGTAAGTAATGATCTAAAACTTAACAGCGATGCTGCTGTATTAGGTTTTGGTGCAGACAATGATGTAAAGGAAGCACACGTTGCTGATACTGGGTTGCTTCTAAATAGTACTATGGCACTTCAGTTTAATGACGCTTCTCAGTATATCAACGCTCCAAGCGCCACTGTTCTAGATATTAATGCTACAGATGAAGTTGAAGTAAACGCTACTTTAATGGATGTAAACGCTAACCTTGATGTAAGTGGCACCTATACTGGTGGTGGTTTGATGACTACTGGCGGTAACATTGTTATTCCTAATGCTGGTAATATTGGTTCTGCTAGTGATACTGATGCCATAGCCATCTCGTCCGGTGGTGTTGTTACAATGAACCAGATACCAGTATTTAGTGCTGGTATTAATGTCTCAGGCGGAACAATTGCCGGTACACTTTCTACTGCCGCTCAAGGTAATATTACTTCTCTTGGAACTCTTACAACTCTTACAGTTGATAATATTATTATTAACGGTACTACTATTGGTCATACTTCTGATACTGATGCTATGACCATCTCATCTGGAGGTGTTGTTACTTTTAGCCAAACGCCAGTATTCTCCGGTGATTTAACAATTGGAGATGATGTATATCTTGACAGTGATGCAGCAGTAATTCATTTTGGTGATGATGGTGACGTTACCTTAACACACGTTGCTGATACTGGTCTATTACTCAACAGTACAAGACAACTACAATTTGGTGATTCAGGAACATACATTCATCAAAGTGCTGATGGTGTTCTAGATTTAGTATCTGATACAGAAATTGAAATCAATGCAACTACTATAGATATCAACGGTGCTGTAGATGTAAGCGGCGCATATACTGGCGGTGGTTTAATGACTACTGGAGGTAACATTGTTATTCCTGATGCAGGCAATATTGGTTCTGCTTCTGATACGGATGCAATAGCTATTTCTTCCGGTGGTGTTGTCACAATGAATCAAATACCAGTATTTAGTGCTGGTATCAATGTTTCAGGCGGAACAATTGCTGGTACTCTTGCTACTGCTGCTCAAGGTAATGTTACTTCTCTTGGAACTCTTACAACTCTTACAGTTGATAATATTATTATTAATGGTACTACTATCGGTCATACTTCTGATACGGATGCCATGACCATCTCATCTGGTGGTGTTGTTACTTTTAGTCAAACACCAGTATTCAGTTCAGACCTGACGCTTGGAGATGATTTATATCTTGATAGTGATGGCGCAGTAATTCATTTTGGTGATGATGGTGACGTTACTCTAACACACGTTGCTGATACTGGGTTGCTTCTAAATAGTACTATGGCACTTCAGTTTAATGACGCTTCTCAGTATATCAACGCTCCAAGCGCCACTGTTCTAGATATTAATGCTACAGATGAAGTTGAAGTAAATGCTACTTTAATGGATGTAAACGCCAACCTTGATGTAAGCGGTACTTATACTGGCGGTGGTTTAATGACTACTGGAGGTAACATTGTTATTCCTGATGCGGGTAATATTGGTTCTGCTTCTGATACAAACGCTATTGCTATTGGATCAGATGGTGATGTTACTTTAACACAGGATTTAGAACTTCAGCATGACGGTGCTATACTATCTTTTGGTGCAAATGATGATGTGAAGGTAAAGCACATTGCGGATACCGGTCTGGAAATGTACCAAGACACTACTGCTGATACTGGATTTACTTTAACACTTTCTGCACAGGACACTGCAATTGAAATTAATCATGTATTAGGAGAATTACAATTTAAAGCAGGATCAGAGTCTAGTGGGACAGATGCCCTTCAGCCAGCAGCAGGAATTGCAGCTATCGCTGAAGGAGACTTCACTGCAAGTAGCAACGCAACCAAACTTTCATTCAAAACTGCTTCATCTGAAGCTGCCTCTGAAAAAATGAGTTTAAGCTCTTCTGGTAATCTTACTCTTTCTGGCGATGCGACTCTTGGCGACGACCTTTATCTAGATAGTGATGCAGCAGTAATTCATTTTGGTGATGATGGTGATGTTACCTTAACTCATGTACACAATGCGGGCCTGACGCTTTCCGGCAATCTCTATCTGCCCGACAATAAATATCTCAACATTGGCACAAGCAATGACCTGACGCTGTACCACGACGGCAGCGATAGTCACATCAAGGATCAGGGTACTGGCGATTTGTATATCTCTGCCGGGGACGATCTGGTTCTGCGGAGCAAGCAGGGCGCAGAAACTGCTTTAATCGCAAACGACGATGGCTCGGTCGAGTTGTACCACGACAACGTCAAGAAATTTGAAACCACTTCAGGCGGCGTAGAAGTTACCGGCGTGATGGATGCCGACAATTTCAAAGTCAATGGCGGACAAGGCTCGGATGGTCAGGTTTTAACCAGTACGGGTTCTGGAGTTGCTTGGGAGGACGCTGGCGGCGGTGGCGGTTCGTGGACTCTTATCGGCACGCAAACTGCTGATGATTCCGCCAATCTCACGCAAACAGGCATCGACGCAACCTACGCCACGTATGCCATTATCATCGAAGATTTTCACCCAGCCTCTGATAACGCTACGCTTATGATCAGGCTTGGAGACAGTAACGGAATTGACTCATCCGGTGGCGAGTATGATGTCATATACGATGCTGGGGTTGAAAATTCCTCCGCTGGGTCCGGCAATTCACGAACATACACTTTTGAGCATGCTGATAGCGGTATTAAGACTGCCAGTTTTATAGGGGCTGCCACAGGCGAAGGCGTTGCTGTTGTCGCGTACCTTCACAATGCTAGAGGCTCCGGGATGTATCCGACAGTAACCGGTCGCGGGTACGTGATAAATCAGAATGGAAATGGAGAAACTATAGAGTTTTGGGGTCATCGCACATCAATGATTACGACTGATCGGATTCTGGCGGAATTTGAAGGATCAACTAACATTGAATCGGGTCGAATGACTGTTTGGGGGATTGCACATGCATAATCATCATATGATCGACGGCGTTAAAGTACCTTTTACGCCAGAGGAAGAAGAAGCGTGGGAAGCGGCGCGGGTAAGTTGGGAAGCTGGTGCAAATGATAGAGCACTTTCAAAATTGCGTATAAAAAGGAATGAGCTGCTCAAAGCATCCGATTGGCGCGCGAGTTCCGACCTCACCATGAGCGACGAATGGAAAGCCTACCGGCAATCCCTGCGCGATCTTCCAGCCACTACAGCCGATCCGGCAAACCCGACATGGCCGGATAAGCCTGAGTGATGACTGCCACTGAATATGTGGCATACTAAACCAGAATGATTAAAAGAAGGAGTATAATATGACTGATAAGACTAACGTAATCTCAATCAACGGTACTGACTATAATACTGATTCGTTTAACAACGAACAAAAATATGTTATTGCTCAGATCAGAGATTTGCAAGCTAGATTTGAAGTTGCT